TCGTCCCGGGCGCGGTCTGCTCGAGCGCTAGGTAGTCCTCGACCGGGGGAAGCAGGCTGGAGAACGTGCGGGGCTGCAGGTCCTGGAACGGCTGGGTCAGCAACACGGGGGTGTTGCTGGCCACGAAGGCGACCCGCTGGCCGTTGCGGACGGCCTCGACGGTCACGCGGCCGGCTGTCAGCGGCGCCTTGACGGGCGTGACGCCCGCGGGGCAGTCCTGCGTCTTCTTCACGACCCCGTCGACCAGGATGCGCACGGTCGCCGGCTCGGTCAGCCGGGCCTCCGCGTCGTACTCGTTGCGGACCGGGGTGCTGCCGCGGACGGTGTCGATGAAGTCGGTCTGGCCGAACACCGGCGACGTGGTGCCGTGCGCCGGCATGCCGGTGTAGGTGACGCCCGTGTAGGGCTGCTTGCGGTGCCGCAGGTACAGCCCGTCGCGCAGGATCTCCGGCGCCTGCCCGGTCTTCCACCACTCGAGGTAGTAGCGGCAGTAGTCGGCCAGCGCGGTCCCGCCGTTCGCGGGGGACGGCAGGATCTGCGAGCCTTCGGGGAAGTCGTCGCCGGTGACGCCGTGCGCCCACTCAGCAGGCTTGTAGACGGTGCTGCCGGGGACGCCGCGCAGGTTGGAGAACAGCTGCCGGAGCAGGTCGAAGCCGCCCTCCTCCCACAGCACCCCTTCACGCGGGCGGGAGTCGCTGGGGCGGATGGTCATCCACGACGGCTTGCCGTAGGTGTTGCGCATGGTGCTGGTGAACCGGCGGTTCCGGACGGTGTCCCCGGCAGCTGCGGTCGGGTCGGCGTCGCCCCACAGGTTGACGATGTCGACGATCGCCGCCCAGCCGGCGTCGAGGAACGTGGTGGGGGTGCCGAGGAACGACGGGGCGAAGAAGACGGGGCGGCCGGCGGCAGCCATCGTGGTCTTGAAGCGGGTGCAGAACGTCAGCCGGTTCGCGGCGGTGAGGTTGACCCCGTCGGGCCATAGCTCGGGGCCGAACATGCCGACGACGAGCTTGCCGTCGACGCGCATCAGCGCGGGGCTGTCGGCGATCGTCAGGATCGCGTTGGCGAGCGCGTCGGCGCTGGCGTTGATGTTGACCGTGCCGTCGGCGTTGCGCACCGAGGAGGTGGAGCCGGTCTTGCCGTCCGGCTGCAGGATGCACGGGAAGGCGATGCGGTCCTCGGCCTGCACGATCTCGGCCGCGCGGACGGAGCGGCGGACCCGGTCCCAGTGCACGCCGGTGATCGACGGCATGTACAGGCCGTAGCCGTCGACGCCGACGGCGACGTGCTCGCGGATCGCCTCGACCGCGTTCGCCATGTAGAACTCGTCGGTCGTGCCGCCGCGGCTCGGCACCCACGGCGGGCAGTCGCGGTGCTGCCCCATGTAGCGGGTCTGCGGGGCGGAGGTGCCGCCATCCCAGCCGGTCGTGGACCGGGACGGGGCGGGGGCGAGCTTGTGCCCGACGAAGTAGTCCGCCGGGTTGAGGTACCTGCGGCCGATGACGTTGTACGTCGGCCGCGGGCCCTGGTTGGTCCAGCCGGAGCCGGTCCAGGTCCACAGGTTGCCGGAGTCGCTGGTCTTCCAGCTCTTGCCGTAGTCGGCGCGGGCCAGGCCGGACGGCAGGCTGGACTGCGTCGCCACCGACCCCATGAACGTCAGCAGGTAGTGCTTGTCGTCCGAGGCACGCGCCTCGTCGGACATCATGTGCAGGATCCACAGATGCTGCGACAGCGGGTCGGTGTGCGAGGTGGTCCGCGGGCTGACGGCGTGCACCAGGTTGGGCGCGGCCTTGTCCTGGGTGTAGCTGATGACCTGGCCGTCGCGGGCACGCCGGATCCGCCCCGTCTCGGCGAACCACAGATCGGCGGTGCCCGGCATCAGCCGGCCACCCACAGGTAGTCGACGCCGGCCATCGCGTGCGTCTCGTCCGTCGGCGGGGGCAGGTGCGCGGGGTTCCACTGCGCCCAGATGTATTTGATGTTCGGGTCGCTCGTCGGGCGGACGAGGTTCAGGTCGCCCTCCCACCGGAGCTCGACGAGGTTCATCGCCCGTGCGCGCTCGAGCGCCTCGCGGACCGTGGGACTCAGGTCCGACTCGGGGATGCCGCCGCGGTCCTTGACGTAGCTCTGCTCCAGACGCCCGCCTGTGCCGAGCAGGCCGCCGGGGGACAGCAACTTGATCAGGGTCTGCAGGCCGGCGCGGACCTTGCCGCCCCACTCGGCGATCGGCGTCTCGAAGGTGGCTGGGGTGCGGACGACCTCCGGCGCGGGGAGCGGCAGCGGTCCGGGGTCCTGCGGCACGGTGATGGGCGTGGTCATCCGGACTCCTCAGGCGTAGTTGCGCGGGTCGTAGGCGACGTCGTCGTAGCGGCCGTGCGCGGGGAGCTGCGCGTCCGGCTCAGGGAGCGGCGCCTCTGGCTCTGCGGGCTGCGCGTCCGGCTCGGGGACCTGCGCCGGGTGCCGCTTCAGCAGCTTGTCGATCGCTGCCTTGGTGACGGGGCCGCGCGTGTCTCGCAGTGCCTGCAGGTCGCTGCGCAAAGCGGCGTAGTCCCCGCCCTGCACGGTCTGCGTGTCCTGCGTCATGCGGGACAGCGTACGAGGGATCGGGGCGGCGGCGTGGCATCGCCGGTCCGGTGGGCGTTGCGTGCTAGCCGCCCCAGCAGCCTCCGGCGGCCAGGTCAGGCGTAGGACGCCGGGTCGTAGAACGCGTCGGCGTAGACGCCCTCGTTGTTCGGCGCCTCGGCCAGCCCTGCCGACGTCCAGTCGGACAGCGAGACGGTGCCGTTCTCGGCGACCGCCTCCACCTCGAACTCGTAGTCGATACCCGAGGCGAACTGCCGCCACGTCCAGATGCCTCCCGGGCCGACCCGGGCCATCAGCTTCGCGCTGCCGGGCCGCCCGGCGATCCGCACCCTGATCCGGTTCTCGACGACCCGCGGCTCACCGCCGGTCTGCACGGGGTTGACCACGCGAAGGTTGATCGCTGCAGGTCGGGTGGCGAAGGTGAGCACGAAGCTGGGCGTCGTCGGACGGGTGTAGGCGACCTGGAAGGTGCCGGTGACCCAGTCGCCGGCGAGCGCGCCGTCGTAACCGCGGAGCTGCACATGCACGGTGCTGCCGTTCGGCATCCCCCGGCCGAGGAACGTCCGTACGCCCGGGTCGCTGATGATCCCGCCCGGGTCGATGACCTTCGCCGGGTCGGGCTTGTTGTCGGTGCTGCCGAGAAGTCGCCACTCGATCGACGTGACCGTGGCTGTGCCGACGCTGAACCGGAACAGGTAGCTTGAGCTGCCGATGTCCGCGCCCTGCGCGGGATCGGTGAGCGACAGGCCGTTCGGTGGCACCCCGGCCTGCGTGAACTGCGACGCCGACCAGACGAGGTTCTCGTCGCCGACGGGCAGTCCCTGGGCGTCGCGGGAGGCGGCCCGGATCTCCGGCCGGCCTGCCACGAACGTGTCCGCCGGGATGGTGACGGCGGTGCTCGGTCCCGTCCGCCGGTGCGTGGTCCAGACGGTGGAGACGGACGGGTTGCGGACCTGGACGAAGGACTCGAGGGCGCTGTCTCCGACGTCGGGGTCGTTGAACGGGACGTTGATGATCAGGTCGCGGGTCAGGTCCACGGCGGGCGGCACGTAAATCGACGGGGCGAACGGCGGGTTGTTGAGGTTGTCGAGGAACAAGTCGTCCAGGGAGCTGCCGGTCAGCTCCGACGGGCCGCGGCCGATGCCGTGCTTGGTGGCGGTGGCGTGCACGTCGTCCGTGACGGTGATCGCCGCGGTGGCTGAGCGGTTGAGCAGGACCGTCAGGGTGCTGCCAACGCCCCTCATGCGCAGGGACGTCAGGCCGCTGTCGGCGGCGGCGACGCCGAGGGTGGTGACCTGCCCGGAGACGGACTTCTCGAACACGACCTGCACGCGGGTCTGCGTCGTCGTGCCGTAGACGGGCCGGGTGTTGCCGGTGGGTGCGCCGAGGATGTAGTTGTGGTCGTGCAGGCCGACGAAGCCGTGGGTGTGCTGGAAGTTGCTGGCCTGCGGGTAGCCGATCTCGGTGTGGGTGTGACCGTCCGGTCCGGCCGTCGTCGAGTAGGAGTACTCGCTCTGGTAGGAGGTCGTCGGGACCTGCTCGGTGAAGGTCCGCACGCGCGCGCACAGCCAGTTCGAGGCGTCGACCCAGCGGGCGTAGAGCGCGTCGCCGCCGCCGGCGGACACCCGCGCCGACAGGTCGAAGTTCCCGTGGCCGCCGGCGTCGAAGCCGAGCATCGGCCGGGAACTCGCCGGGGTGTCGGTGTACGCCCGGTTCCCCAGGCGTCGCCACGACCCGACGTACGCGACCAGCGACGGCAGCCCGGCCGGCGACGGGACACCGGCGCCCGCGGAGGTGTCCGGCCCGTCGAAGCTGTACAGGTGCTGAGTCACGCCCGCGCCTTGAGCGCCAGGCCGACGTCGACGGCTGACGTGACAGGCGGCCCGTCCCGCCAGGCGCCGTCCTCGAACCAGGTGAGCCGGATCGTGTCACCGCGGACGGCGAAGTAGACGTTGTCGGGGGTGGCCAGGACGATGACGTCGCCCTCGACGTCCCGGTGCTCGAGGGTCAAGGCCTTCGGGTCGAGCAGCAGCTTGCCGTCGGCCGTCAGCACCGGCGTCATCTTCGCTCGCGCTGCAGCGACCACCGCCTCGTCCTTCGCCTGCTGCGCAGCCTCCGCGGCCGCGATCGCTGCCTCCGCGAAGCCGGCCATCAGAGGGCCGCCCAGACGACGAGCCGGCGCTTCTCGACGTTGACGACGAGGACCTCCTTGCCGACGGCCATCGTCATGCCGGCGTACGGCTCGGCCTGCGGGTCGACGGGGTCACCGGCCGGGTCTCCGTTCAACCGCACCCGCAGGGGGTTGACGGCGGTGACCCGGCCCAGCTTCTGCTCGTTCCCCCGCACCGGCTTCGCTTCGCTCATGCCACTCTCCTCTCCGCTGTCACGTCCATCAGGGCAGCGGCGTGGTCCGTCAGCGACGTCATGTGCAGCGACCACTCGGTGCAGACCCACAGGCCGCTGACCAGCCCGAGGCGTGGCAGTCGCACGGCGAAGACGTCCCGCTCACCGGCCAGCGGGTTCAGGCCGATGCGGCCGCGGAAGCGCAGGCCGCCGCCGGCGAAGTACCGCTGCTGCTCGGCGTCGGCGACTGCCTCGAGCGCGCTCTGGTTGTCGACGTCGACGGGGATCGTCTGCTCGACCTCGGCGGCGACGCCACCGCCGCGCGCCTCGATCGACGCCGGGCCGGTCCGCTCGTTGCGGCGGACGGCCAGGCCGTTGCCGATCTCGTTGCCGAGGCTCGGGCCCTGCCGGGCGGAGAAGATCAGCACGTTCGGCAGGGTGGGGAACAGCGGGTCGACCGACGCCGCCGTCAGGATCTTCCCCTGCCGGGCGCCGTAGGTCGCCTCCGCGCCCTGCCCGGCGAGGACGCTGACGGGCTGCGACGCCGGGCGGCCTTCCTCGTCGGCGGTGAGCTGGTCGTGGCCGATGCCCTGCAGCAGCTCGGAGTAGAAGTCGAGGTAGGAATCGTCGGCCTCGAACACCCGCTGCCGACCGAGGGTGAGCGGTGACGCGGCGATCGCGAAGTCGACCTCGCCGAAGACGGCGGTCAGGGACGCCTGGACGTACGCGACGATCGGGACGGTGCCGGGGACGACGATCGGTCGGCCGAGGGTCTTCGCCGACCAGCGGCCGGCCTTGTCGACGGCCTGCACGTCCCGTCTGACGTGCACACCGTCATCGGCGAGGCCGGGATTCTCCGGCTCGAACATGCCGTGCCGGAACACCGCCCAGGCGCCGTCCCGCAGCCGCAGGCCGGTCCACGGCCGCAGCCGGCGGGCGGACAGGTTGATGCCGTCGACGCGGCCGCTGAGCGTCACGTCGAACCGGCGGCGGATGCCGGTGCGGGTCAGCTCCTGCCCGCCGGTCTCGGACGGCTCCCGGTACGCCCACGTCACCGTGCCGGACGTCCACGGCAGCCGCTCGAAGGTGGGGCGACCCGCCAGGTCGAACACGTCGACGCCGTGCCGGACGGTGGCGCCGTGGCGCAGCGACAGCGCGTCGGTGAGCAGCGCCCGGTCGAGCTGGGCGCGCGGGCCGGCGAGCAGCTGCTGCACCTCACGCCTCCAGGTCGAGGGTGAAGTCGTGCTGCACGCGGGTGGCGGTGAAGGTGACGTCGGTGTTCATCGCGCCGATGGGCGTCTCGAGGACGTCGAAGACGGCGACGGCGACGGACGCGCCTTCGGCGAGGAACTCCTGCAGCTCCGGCGCCAGGTTCGTGCCTGGCTCGAGGTGGGTGCGCAGCAGCAGCCGGCTGTCGAACTGCGCCGGGGCGTAGGAGTCGATGAGCCACAGCAGCCGGACGCGGAGCTCGGCTTCGGCCTTGGCGTAGCGGCAGGACAGGTCGAAGCTGCCGCCGCGTCCGAGGCCGCGGAACGGCAGCGGGAACTCGTCGCCTTCGAACGGCCCGACGAGCGTCCCCTCACGGGTGCGGCGCCGTGGCATGCCGGTCAGGTGCGGGATGTGGACGCTGACGGTGGGGTCGGACAGCAGCGACAGCTCAGCCTTCCCGAGCAGGATCACCTGCGCCTCCGGTGGGCCTGTGAGGCGCGCTTCAGCGTCCCGAGCTTCGTCTCGACGCGACGGTCGATGACCTGCCCGTCGATGACGGTCAGGCTGGTGACCTCGACGGCGACGACGCCACCGTCCGCCGCGCTCCCGCCGCCGCGGGGGTTGGGGATGTGCTCCCGCTGGCCGGTGCCGTTGAAAGCGAGGGTGTAGCCCGGCTCGAGGTAGCCGCCGACGTCGAACTTCTTGACCGGCAGGTAGTAGGCGGTGCGGCCGTCCGGCATCGTGTGCGCCAGCGAGCCGGGCGGTGCCTGGGCGGCCGCGTAGCCCGGCTCACCGTTCGGGCCGACGAACGCTGCCCGGCCGGTCATCGTGTCGGTGTAGCGGCCGTTCACCATCGTGGCGCTCGCCGTCGCGCCGCCGGCCGCGCGCTGCAGCGCCGCGGCCGCGGCCACGACCATCGGGACCTGAGACTGCAGGCCGGCCGCGAGCGCCTCACCGTACGACCGGCCCTGGGTCTGCCCGAGCGCCGCCAGCTCCGTCGCCATCGAGGCCTGCGCGACCAGAAGGTCGGCCTGCGCCTTGACGAGCTCATCGTCGAGCTTCGCCAGCGCGTCGGTGTACTGCGCGTGCGCCGCCCGCAGGCCCTCGCCCAGCGTCCCGTAGCCCGCCTGCTGGTCCCGGGCGACCTGCTCCCCGGCCAGCGTCGTCGTGCGAGCCACCTCGACGTTCAGAGCGGCGATCTCGGCGACGGTCGCCTGCCCGAACTGCTGCAGCTGCCCGAGGGCCTGCGGGCCCTCATCGAGGCCGAGCGCGCCGATGACCTGCTCAGACACGCCACGAGCGCGCGCTCCCGCCAGGGCGACCGCCCACTCCTCGAAGCGGGCGTTCTGCTCCTGGGCGTTCGTCAGCAGCTGCTGCACGCTGTTGCCCCACTGCATCGCAGCCTTCTGGTCTAGCTGCGCCCAGCCGACGAGCTGGTCCCGGCGGCCGTCGAGCAGGCGCTGCTGCTGCTCCTGCAGGTCCGTCTGGGCCTGCGCCACCTGCGTGCGGATGCTCACGACCTTGTCGGCGTACACCTGCTCGGCGTCGGCGCCGCGCTGCCGGATGGCGGCCTCCTCGTCGAGGAGCCGGTCCAGCTCGGCGAGCTTCTCCTGGCGGTCGCGCTGCTGCTCCTCGCGCAGACGCTGCTCCTCCTCCCGCGCGCGCTGCTGCGCCTCGAGCGAGGCGACCAGCTTGTCGACGGCCGCGCGCTCGCGGTCGATCGCGTCCTCGCGCTGCTGGTCCTTGATCGCAGCCTGCGCGTCAGCGACCTTCGCGTACGCCGCGGATCGGGCCTCGGCGCCGTCTTTCACCACGGCGTCGTACTTCTTGTACGCCTCAGCGCGCTCGGCCTTGGTCTTCGCCAGCTTGAGGTCGGTGTCCATCTCGCGCTTCGCCTGCGCGATGTCCCGGTCGGAGGTGCCGCGGGCGCGGGCCAGCTCCTGCTGCGCGGACGTCAGGTCGGCGATCAGGCCCCGGTTGCGCTTGAGGGCGGCGTTGTAGTCCTCCCACTGCTTGACCATCGCCTCGATCTCGTCGACGTCGGTGATGCCGCGCGTCGCCTCGGCCAGCGACCGGCGGTCCGTCGCCGACACCGCACCGGTCAGCGGCGTCCTCACAGGCTTCTTGGTCGCCGCAGCCGCGACGTCGGGTCGCTTGCCCTCGGCCGCCCTGAGCGTCGAGATCGCGACGGCGTACCTCACTCGGGCCGCGTGCTCCACCGCGAGCGCCACCGTGAGCTTCTCCTGCGCCTTGTGCTGAGCCTTCGTCTGCGTCAGCAGCCCGGCCTCGGCACGGGTCCGCGCGGTCACAGCCTGCGCCATCTCGAACGCCTTGCGGGCGCCGTCGTGCTGGGCGACCAGCATCTGCCGCTGGACCGCGGCGCTGGCCCCGTCCGCGGCGCGAAGCGTGGTGGCGCGACCGAGCGGCCCGATGACGCCGCCGGCGGCCATCGGCACGACCATCTCGTCCCGGTCGGTGCCGTTGTAGGTGAACCCGGGGCGCAGCGGACCGCCGGCGTCGCGGACGTACGGGTTGAGGATGCCGCCCTTGGCCATCGCCCAGTGGATGTGGTCGTAGTGCATGGCCTTGGTGACGCCGGAGTAGACGTGCGGCTGGCCCTTGTACCGCTGCCGCCCACCGGCCGGGGAGAAGATCAGCTCGGTGCTGTTCGGGTAGGCGGACGCCAGGTGGTTGAAGACGTCCATGCGCGGCGGGATGTCCGTCGCGCGACCCATGCCGTGGTAGCTCGGCCGGCCCGTGGCGGTGATCGCTCCGGGCCGGAGGCCGGAGATCAGGGCGAGGCCGGGGAAGACGGCTCGGAGCGCGGCCATCATCGCGGCGACGCCCATGCCCGGCGCCGCCGCGGGGATTTTCGGGGCGTGCTTGGTGATCCAGTCGATGGCGTCGCCGTAGACGCGGTCGCGGGTCTCGCGGGAGAAGCCGCCGTCGGCGAAGGCCTCGAGCCGGTAGCCGAAGCGGTCGGCGACGTCGGCGAGGATCGCCTCGGAGCGGTCGCGCTTCGCCGGCGCCAGCGGGATGTACGCCTCGCCGCCCGTCTCCGGCTCGGCCCAAAGCCGCATGGCGCCGGCCGGTGCGATCTGCGCGACGTGCTGCTCCCGCACCCCGCCGTTGGCGAACTCCTGCAGGCCGCCCTGCGTGCCCACGGTGCGGGTCGCGCCCATGCTCGAGTACTGGACGCCGACGGTGACCGTCTTGCCGTGCAGGTCGTCGATCGCCTTCTGCACGCCCTTCACCGCGCCGGTGGCCTTGTCCGTGCCGACCGCCTCGACGACCGTCTGGACGAGATCCGGCGTCAGGCCGTACTGCGCGAGCAGCTTGATCATCGCTTCGCGGGACAGGCCTGCGGCGTTGGCCTGCTCGACCAGTCGCTCGCGGCCGGTGGCTAGCGTCCGGGACAGATCGTCGGCCGAGGCGCCTGCTGCAGCGTCCGCCTCCAGCTTGCTCTGGAGCGCCTTGACGACGCCGATGATCGACGTCTCGTTCTCCTGGCCACGAGCGGTGTTCCGGTCGAGGCTTGTCCCCAGCCGCTGACCGTTCTCGTCGACCTCGGCGAGCTTCGCCGACATCGAGTCGAGGGCCGCCTCGTACGCGATGGCAGCCTCTGCTGCGTTGAGGGGGATGCCGATCAGCGCGTCGAGCGCGGCGGACAGCGCGTCGACGGCCTCCTCGGTGGTCTTCGCCTTGGACTGCACGCCATCGAGGGCGGTGACCAGCTGATCCTGCGCGCCGGCGGCGCTTTCCGTCCGGTCCTTGTAGGCGTCGACCTTCATGGCCATGACGTTGAAGGTGTCGCCGGTCTGGACGCCGGCGGCTTCGAGCAGCGGCAGCATGTCGTCGAAGGCTTGGCCGGTGAGCACGACGTCGTTGTGGAAGCGGTCGGCCGCGGCCGACCCCGGCTCGAAGCCACGCTCGGCGAGGGCGTTGACGTTGGTCTCGAAGACCTTGCCCTCGGCAGCAGCTCGCGCCATGGCGTCTGCGGCATCGTCGGTGCCCGAGATGAGCATCCGCAACGCGTCGATGTTGCCCGGCAGGTCGATCAGCGTTTTCCCGATCGAGCGTTCCCGCAGTTGCTCCATCCGGTCCTGGACGCCCCGGGCGGCTTCGCCCATGTCCTTCCAGCCCTGCACCTTCTCCTGCAGGGAGTCGGCGTTGTCGAAGGCGGCTTGCGCGTCCTCGAGTGACTTGGCGGCTGCACCGGCGCGCTGGTAGCCGATCACCACGCTGGCGAGCGCGAGCGCGATGCCGGCCGTCGCTGCCGCAGCGACTGCAGCGGTCGACGTCAGGGCCGCACCCATCGCCCGCGCGGCCGCCGCGGCGCCGCCCATCGCACCGATCGAGTCGATCAGGGCGACGACCAGCGCGACTTGGATCTTCGTAGCGAGCGCCGTCACCCCGCCGAGCAAGTGGATGCCGAGCGCGATCGCAAGGGCCGTCGCGACGACCTCGTTGTCGGCGAGGAAGCCGACAAGCGGCTCGAGCAGCCCGGTGAGCAGCTCCAGCGACACGACGAGCCCACCGACGACCATCTTCCCGCCGAGCTCGGCGAGCGGCGCCGCGGCCGCAGCCACGTCCAGCAGCACATCGACCGCGTCCCGACCGATCGTCCGGGCGCTGTCGAACACCCCGTCGAGCTGGCCGGCGATGCTCCCCAGCACGTCCGCCGCGCCCTGCCCGCCGCGCTGCACCGCGACGAGACCGTCGATGACGGTCGGCAGCGCCATGTTCGCCAGCCCGACACCGGCGGCGACCGCCTGGTTGCGGATCAACCCCAGCTGGAACGACGCGGCCTTGCTCTGCTCGGCCAGCGCCCTCTGCGCCGCCCCGGCCCGGGACGTCCGGTCCTCGATCTTCGCCGCGACCTCGGCGTACGTCGCGCCGTCGTTGGACGTCAGCGCCAGCGCGCCGCGCAGCGCCTGCACGTCGGTGAACAGCTCGCTCATGCCCTCGGCGGTGCCGCCGCTCTGCTCCGACAGCATCTGCATGGTGCCGCGCAGCCCGAGGGCCTCGATCGCGGCGGTGCCGGAGGCGTAGCCGTTCCGCTCGAGGACGGTCGTCAGGTCCTCGCTGGGCTTGATCAGCGTGTTCAGGACCGAGCCGAGGGTCGTGCCGGCCTGCGCGGCGGTCGTGCCGTTCAGCGTCAACGTCGCGATCGCCGAGCCGGTCTCGGCGAACTCGACCCCGAGCGCCTGCGACTGGCCGATGTAGTCACCGACGTTGTGCGCGAGCTGCTCGAAGCTCGTCACGCCGAGGTTGACCGTCTGGAACAGGATGTCGCTGACGTCCGCAGCCTCCGCCGCGGGCTTCTTGTAGGCGTTCAGCACAGCCGTGATCGCCTTGGCCGACGTCGCCGTCTGAGTCATGCCGGCCGACGCGGAGGTCGCCGCGGCGTCGAGGACCTTCATGCCCTCGGCGCCCTGGAAACCGGAGGAGGCGATGTCGTACAGGCCCTCAGCCAGGGTCGAGGAACTCTGCGGCAGCACCTTCGACATCTGCACGAGCCGGTCGGTCGTCGCGGCGAGTTGCGTCTCCGTCATCCCGGAGATCGAGTTGACGTTGCGCATCGCCGTGTCGAGCTGCAGCGTCTCTCGGCCGACGACGGCCACGCCCGTCGCGAGCGCGAGCAGCCCGCCTTTGCCGAGCCGGGACAGCGTCTTGTCGACCTTGCCCGTCGACGCATCGACCCGCTGCACCGACCCGGCGGCCCGGTCCATGCCGGTGACGAAGCCGCCGACGTTCGCGACGAGCTCGACGTACAGCCGATCGGTCGGGCCCATCAGCCGTTCTCCCCGTCGAGGTCGTCGTCGTCCGGCTCGTCGTTGGGGACCAGCCCGAGCTTCATCCCGAGCGTGTCCTGCTGATCACCGAGGTCCCGGGCGGCCATGTCCAGCACCTCGCAGCCCAGGCAGCGGGTCTCGTCCGCGACGTACGCCGTCCTCGACCCGCCCTGCTTCGGGTCCCACTCGGCCGCCGTCGTGCGGCACCGGGAGCACTTCTCGGCCTCGGCGCTGACCCACGCCAACGCCTTGTCCTGGTCGTCGTCCGACCAGCCGAGGAAGACCGAGTGCGGGATGCCGCGCGGCACGCAGTAGGCGAGCTCCAGGCTCAGCCTCCGGTCCGCCTTGATCCGAAAGGGAGGCTGGGGTTCCTCGCCTTCGTGCACACCGCCACCGCGGTGTTCCACAGCAGCACCGTCTCACCGTGGTTCCACGGCCGGATCAGCTCGGTGACCTGCGCGGTCGTGAACGCCCGGCCGGGCAGCACCCCGCCGGCGTGGAACGAGTCGAGGTCGGCGACGGTCACGACCACCGGCTTGTCCGGGTCCTCGACCACGGTCGCGGCGATCGCCGCCGGCATCAACGTGTCGACGTTGTACGTCTCGTCCCGCTTCTTCTGCACCTCGGTCGGGGGGTGCAGCAGCTGCAGCGCCTCGTACACGTCGCGGGGCAGGCCGTGCAGGTGCAGCGTGACGGTCGCGTCGACCGCGGCCGCCTCAGCCGCCTCGTGCGCGGCCAGCGCGTCGTCGTACGCCGGGTTGGACTGGTCGGGCTTGCGGAACAGCTCCGCGCGGTCCAGCGCCTGCCTGGCCCGGTCGAGCTCGGCGAGCGGCTCCGGGTCGAGCACGACGGTGTACGTGTCGCTCTGCGGCTTCTTGCCGGCCAGGCGAGTCAGCAGGTCGGGCTGGGACTTGCGGGACTTGACGGTCATGGGCACCTCCGGGAGGGGCCCCGGCTGCCGGTCGCTGATAGCCCCCCGGGGGACGGGGAACACGAGCCGGCAGCCAGGGTCGGAAGGTCCCCGGTCGAGCTGTGGTGCTGGTCGAGCGCGAGCGACTGCTAGACGAGCGCGGGCTGCGGCTTGTCGATCGCCGGGTTGTCGGTGATCGCGTACTCGATGACGAACCGGGCCGGGTCGTTGCCGACGGTGTACTCGTTGCCGACGGTGTTGGACCGGACGGGGAAGGTGTCGGCCTCCTTGCCGGTGGCCCGGCCGGAGCCGCAGATGTAGACGAAGCCGACGGTGTCCTCGGCCATCGCCGTCTTGAGGCTGTTCACCGCCTGCGTGTCGTCAGCGTAGAAGGTGAAGCTGCTGGCCTCGACGGTCTTCTCGCCGCTGATGTTGCTGACGAAGTCCGAGCCCATGTCGGGGGTGTTCACCGACGAGCCAGTGCGGCGCCATCCGGACAGGTCCGCGACCTGCTTGGTGATGTCGATCCCGGCGGTGATCTCCGCGGCGGTGGGGATGAGCGTCGGCGACGCGACGGTCGGGAGGAAGTAGAACTTGGCCTTGCCCCTGCGGATGAACCTGCCCACGATGCGCCCCTTGGGCTCCGGCGGTCACGGACCGCGCTGATGGAGTGCAGTCGCACGGACACGGCCCGGCGATGTCCCAGAAGGGCTGTCTGGGTGGCAGGTGGGATGAGCGTAGAGCCGCCGCCTGTGGTGTGTCATGCGCGACGCGGCACAGCGGCGTGTCGTCGGGCTACGCCCCGCCCGCGTCGGCCGGCTCGGCGACGACGGTGCGGGTGTCCTCCGGCGGCGGCGCGACGTCGTCGCGGTGCTGCAGCCGGGCAAGGATCTCGGCCTTCGACCCGGCGCTGCTCAGCCCCTTGGCCTTCGCGGCGGCGACGAGCAGCGGCTTGCTGACCTCGTCGACGTCGGCGGTGATCGGGTCGAACGCGGCGACGTCCGCGTCGGTCGGCTCGAGTGACCGCCCCACGGTCGTGATCACGGATCCGCTGAACGCGCTGCTCTCATCGAGCAGCTCCGTGCCGGCATGGGTGGAGGCGGTGAGCAGCTCGGACGGCTGCCCGGGGATGACCGACAGGTCAGCCAGCGCCGCAGCGGCCGCGGCCTGCCGTCCCTCCTCGTCCGTCACCTGCTCCCAGCCGTGGGGCTCCCACACCGTCGTGAAGGCCTCCTCGGTCGTCTCGGTGATCGGACCGGACTTCGGATGACGCATGAACATGCTCAGCTCCCTGTGATCGTGAACGTGTACTGCTCGCTCGACGACACGACGTCGTCCGCGCTGTCCGGGCCACCGTCGGCGCCTGCGCGCCGACCGATGACCGTCATGCCTTCCACGGTGATCGGCACCGCGAAGCTCTGGCCGTCCGCGGCCCGGTCGAGCAGCACCCCGCGGGCATGGTCGCGATGCCACTCGGACACGTCGGCCCGCTTGCTGACCGAGTCGAGCTGGTAGGTCCACTCGACGTCGGCATGGTCGTCGGCGAACGGCGGGCCGCTGTAGACGGTGCCGGGCAGGGTGTTCAGGACGTAGAACGGCGGCGCCGGCCGGGTGCCGTGCTCCGGGGTGCCGGGGGCGTCGATGCGGGGGAAGCCGTCCCGGCCGACGGGCAGGCCGGTGCGTTCCTCGAGGACCGCGCGCAGCGCCTTGGTGAACGGCAGCCGGGGGAGGGTCATCGCATCTGTCCCAGGGTTCCAACGGCCCGCAGAGCGTCGCGGAACTCGGGGCGGGTGATGCGCGCGGACGGGCCGAAGTGCGGCAGCGGCGGCTGCCGGAACATGCGGCCGAGGGCGTCGGTGCCGTAGAAGCCGTTCTCGAGCCGCA